TTTTCAATAGCTATAGGTGCGAATGCAGGACTTCCTAGTTCCATAGGATAAGGAAGACTACTTCTTCTCATCGGGTCATGTTCATCTAATTCCATTATACACCTTGTATAAATCTTTCCCACTCAATGAAAGATTTTAATTGAAATGTTCTACTATGCAACTCTTTAAGAATTGCTTCACATGCAGAAACCATTTCTTCATTTACTATTTTTGATGCAAGATACTTATTCAGTTCTTCATCTGCTTCCATGTAAGTGGTTATATCTGATTTGAGTAGAAATGGAAATGGGTCTAGACCATATTTCTTCAAATCATCATTGTTCATCTTACCAGTATAATATTCCCAGCGAATCTTTTTAACTCGGTTATATTTGAACTCTGAATCTTTAACCAATAACTTATGCCGAGAAAGTATATTCAAATACTTACTATGTAATTTGGGTATATCAAGCAATGCTTTGCCTGGTTCTGTTCTATCAATTTGGGAATCTTTTTCCCATTCAGCCATTAAATCATCAAGTTTACTCATTACAATACCTCCATCACGGAGTATACATCAATTAAAACATTTTTTCAATATTATAGTAGGTAAATCTGAATGTGGCATCAGAAGTTAGAATGCTTTCTGGACTATCTGAAGTTGAAAGTACAAAAGAGGAAAGCGAAGTGGGAAAAACATCATAAAATTTAAAACGATAATACGGTTTAAATGTTGAAGAATAAATTGTCAAGGTTGCATCCGAAAACTGTGGCTGCGGTGGATTGGCAGGCTTCGACAATTTAGGTAACTTTTTATAATCAGCAAATGATTCTGGGAATGTCATTGCACGAATCCAATCATGTATTTCAATCCAAGAACGCATTTCTTCATCAATAGCAAATGTTACGTTAATCATATCGTAAATTGCTTTTTCACCCGGAGAATACATTTCTACAAAAGGTGTTGTAATTGGAATTTCACCCATTGAAATACCAGGTAATGTCACCGCTTGACAGAAATATTCGATATTTGGTGCTCTATTAAAAGTAAACTGAAACTTATTAGGATGTAAAAAGTTTTGATTTACTGGAGTATTTTGAACTGGAATATTAGTCATGTTATTATTTATGCATAAAAAAAAGAGGAGCATCTCTGCTCCTCTTTTAAATACCTCTCTTAATGGAGGCTTAGATTACATAATGTTCGAAATCTTGAACGCTCTGTAGTAGTTGTTGCTTGTTTGTGTCAAAGCACCGCTACCTTGAGTTGTACCTTCAGCAAATGGGTTAGCAACTAGACCGTAACGGGTCTTGAAGCCAATCTTTGGCTGGAAGTTGTTTGTATCAACTGCACGAACCATTTGTAGAGGAACGTATGGGCAGTAGAACAAACCAGCATCATAAGCATTAGAACCTTTGAAACCAACAACCGCGAATTCAGAAGTAGCACCTGCTGGGAAGTATGGGTCAATATAAACCTTGATACGACCAAACAATGTACCAGCAAAAGTATTACCAGTGTCGTCAACGGTTAGGTTAACTTGACCACCCAATGCTGAGTTATAGTCAAGAATACCAGCCATAGCTAGAGCAGAAGCAACGTCAGATGAGCAAATCATCACGTTACCTTTACCACGACGAGTCAACTTAGCGATTTGGTTGGCTTCACGCTCAACTTGGAATGCCAAGCCTTTAACTTTTTCAACCATCCAACGACCGTTAGAGTCGGTGTCAAGGTCAAATGTACCAACTGTAGTAGTACCGGTTTTGCAACCAACTTTAGCAACAGTGTAAATGGTACGTAGAATTTCACGGTTAATTTCAGCAAGAATTTCTGTAGAAAGAATGTTGCTCAATTCGGTTTCTGCGTCAAGACCATGAACAGCTTTCAAGTCTTGTGCAAGTTCCATTGAGTATTCTGCTTTCAACGCACGGGTTTTTGCAGTAACAGTAACTTTTTCAATGCTGAAACCCATCTCTAGAGGAGTTAAATCTTCAGCAGTAGCAGTTGCCATACCACCAGCAGTGTTAGCATCAAAAACACCAAATGGACGGTCAGAAGTAGCAGACTTAAGACCTAATGCTTGCTGTACAGTAGCAGATGCACCAGAGTGAGCGGTATTAGCTTCGTTGTAGAAAGCTTCAGAACCGCTTGAAGGAGTGCGGTCAGTACCGTACATAGAACGCATTGCGAAAATCATACCGGTAGGACCAGTCATTGGCTGAACGCCGCAAATGTCATACGCAATAAGATTAGGCAACGAACGACGAACCAAGCTAATTAAGATTGGGTCGAAACCGGCAACTGGACCAGTAGCAGTAGCACTAGCACCGAAACCACCTGTACCAGCAGAGTTGGTAGGAGCGGTTTCATTAAGAATACCCGCTTCTTTCTGCATTGCTTGAACTTGGTTTTCAAGAATAACAGCAGTAACGGCACGCTTGTAAGGGTCAGAAATTTTTGGTAGGTCAGCATGTTCTAGAACAGGCGCCCATTTTTTTTGTAATTGTTCGGAAAGAAACATCTAATATCTCCTTGTTATTATTTAATTAGATTCGGTTGGTTTTTGTAATTGACTGAACAATAGAATTCATAAAAGCATCAGAAACAACTGTTTGCTTTTCTTCTTCTACTTGCTCATTTAATTGAGCTTCGTCTGCCTTTTTTACACCAGATGGGAAATAGTTTTCACGAATAGTCTCAAGTTTTTGTTTGAATTCTTCCTCTGTGGAAAATTCTACACTCTCTGCAAGTGTTTTAATTTTTTCTACTTGAGTCGCGGTTAAACCTTCGCAAACTTCATGTGTAACTTCGGTCTTAAATGCTTCGATAAGTGCCTTACGGTACTCAACGTTACGCTCAACTTCTTCGTTTAGTTTGGCTTCAACTTCTTCAAGTTTGCCTGCCAACTCATCAACGAGGTCAACTTTTTCAGATGGAACATCAATATAATGTTCCGCAAATAGGTTACGCAAACCATTAATGAAATCTTCAGTGATTTCAGAACGGATGCCTTTTTCGATAGCAATTTGGTTTTCTTCCATCCATTGCTCAACGACATAACCGATATAGTCATTTACTTTATCAGTCAAATCGGCTTTAACAGTTTCTACGGCTTCTTCAAGCATAGAAGCATATTTGGCTTCAGTTTCTTCTTCGATTTGTTTTACGCGGTCATAAACACGCGCTTCGAAAACAGTTTTAACTTTACCTTTAAATTCTTCAGAAATGGTAGAATCATCTGCGAATAATGATTCAACATCAGCAGTTAAGTCTACTTTTTCTTCAGCAACAACTTCACCATCTCTTTGTTCTTCTTCCATCTTTGCAGATGCGGCAGAAGCTTTTGTGGTAGGTGCTGTTGCACTCTTAGATGTAAATGTCATCTTGTGTGAATCGTCATCAGGCTTCGCGTTTTCTGGGGTTGGTCCGCCAGCAACTTGAATTTCACCTTCTAACTTTTCAGCAGGCATAGCGTTCTTGCCCTTACCAGCGGCTAGAATTTCTGCGGCAGCCTCAAAAAGTTTATTTTTAGCCATTAGGAATCTCCTTTTGTGTTATTTATTTATAATTATTAAAGTTTTGAAATAAAGTTTTCAAAGAGGCGATATGCCACTTGTTCTATTTCTTTGCTTGAGGCTCTGCGAATTTGATGTTTTGCTCTTTCAATATCTACCTCAACGTAACGGCCTTCAACGAAAAGCCATTCTTTATTTTCCATGATACCATTCACGAAAGCACCTGGAGCAGATGGGTCAGCTACAACGTCAGCAGCCGTTGCTAGTCTAAAGTCATCAGCAACAATGCTAATACCATTATCTCCAGGCAACAAAGAACCCATACCTCTTGATGAAACACCTAGGCTAACTCCAGACTCTATGAAATTTTTAACAATGTTGCCGTATGGTGTTTCTAAAACTCTTGCTTTACCAATAAATCTATTTTGGTCATCTTCTCTCAAAGATTCAATCTTGATACAAACTCTTTCAAGATTGATAGAAGGCGTATCTGGATGACCAAGTTCACCTAATGCGCGATTACTTCTAATATATTCGTCTGTATAACGATTAACTTCTTCGCGCAAAGTATCAATTTTATACATTCTACGATTACGATTGGCTTGTTCACCAACCAAGAAAACACCTTCAATATAAAGGTTTTTCTTTCCTGATTCTGTTGTTTCAGTTAAGTATTTAACTTCTTCAACATTTTCTCTAATTAATTTCATAGAGGTGCTCCTGTATCAGCATCAACAGTAAATGTTGCAGTCTTACTTACGACCAATAACAAAGTACCGTCTGTACCTGAATTTGTTACAAAGATGTTTGCTGAAGCAGTGTTACCAATACTCACATCATATTGTGCAAAAGGTAAATCATTTTCACCAAACAAATTCAGAACAGGAACTCCTGTTGCATCATTACCTCTATAAACAATCCATTTACCATCAGTAGATGAAGTTAAATGTGTAATAGAAGCACCAGTAATCAATTCAACTTGAGTGTTGGTCGACAGTTGATTTAAGTTGATTCTCGTAGCAGTGTTACCTGTTACACGAATAACTGATTTCGAACGCTTTGAATTTATAATTTCAAATGGCATTTTATTTTATTCCCATTGATTTGCGGCGGCGCATTGACATTTTTCTTCTCATCAGTGTTCTGTTCAATTTTGCTCTGCCTTTTGTTTTCCAGTATCTCTTTAGCTTTCTAGCTTTTTGTATTCTTTGCATTGCAGGTATTCTTTTTAAAGTGTTACCTGAAATACGATATCCTTTAACTGCTGAACGTTTTACATTTCTTTGTACAACGATTCTGCCTTTAGTATTTCTTCTAATTCTACGACGAATTTTTTGTATTCGTCCTTGACGGATGATGTTTGCTTCGTTTAAAGAATCATCTTCCAAATCCACATCTTCATATATATCTGCCGAAATTGTTCTCTTTTCCTGTTCAAGCCTTTTTGCGGCAACTTCATTCAAGCGAGAGTATATAAATTCTTTCGCTTCTAAATGTTTACCCTCAATGATTAAATCTATTAATCTCATTGCTTGTTAAGAACAAATTCTTTTAGTTTTTCAAATGTTTCTTTTGATTCATATAACATTTCAAAAAACTTTTGTTTATTTTCTTCGTCTAATTTTTCATATACATTTTCAAAAGCAATATCAGTTTCTTCATCGATTGTGATGACAGTGCCATCATTTAATTTGAATTGATATTCTTCTGTTGACTGAACTAGACCTGCTTCTTTACCTACAAATGGTATTGCAAATTCTCTTTTTAGTTTGTCACTATTATATGTTGCAACTCTGAGTCCATTGGGGTACAAACGAACAGCGGTTCTTTTTAAAAGAATAATGAAAGGTGGTTCTGAAACAACAGCTTCTTCTAAAGAAACTTCTTCTTTCATTTCTTCTTCATCTTCTTTGTCGAGAACCACTCTATGCGCTCTGACTTTTTTACCTGATGCACTTAGTTTGTAATCTGCGGTATCAATGACACCTTCGCTGACGGATTTTTTAGCCTGACGGAACATTTGTGGATTATTTGTAATCAACTCAACCATCTTGTTGAAAAGATTTTGTATAATCGCTCTATCAGCACTAGTAAACTGTGGCTTATCTTCACCCATCTTTGCAAGAATTTGATGCATACGTTGAATCTGTGCTTTGTTACCTAAACCAGCACGAACTAAAGCATCGAACTTTGAATAGTCCTGCTTTTCTTCTTCAACTATTCTAAACTCTTGCAAATTTTTCATTATTGTTGTTCAGCTTCTGTATTGACGTTTTGTTCTTCAGCAGATTCTTCTTCTTTGCCAGTAAAAATAGTAGAAGCCATTTCTTGTTTTTTAGCTTCCAATTTTTCAAATGCAGTAGAAGAAAGCAATTCTTCTAGAGCATCTTTAGCTTCAGCAGATTGTCCTGCACCTACCAAATCAATGAATTGTCTTGCGTCCATAATATCTCCTTATTGATTATTTATTACTCTACTGAAACGTTTAACTATGTTATCTAGTTCTGGTGTTTCAGTTTCAGAAGAACCTCTATCGCTTACATTATCTTCTGGTGGAAATTGTTCAGCAGTAGGTTGTTCTGGTTGTTCTTGCACAGGTTGTCCGTTCGGACCCATAGGCACAGGTTCAGGTTCTTTTTCAATTTGTTTGTTCATTTCTTCAATATCTTCATCAGACATTTGAAGAACATTTTTCTTCACCCATTCTTGTGAGTAGTATCTGCCAACGTATGGGTCAATTGTGCCTAGAATCTGCAATCTATTTTGCAACAATTCTGCATCACGCAATTCAGCAAAGTTATTATCTTTCTTGTAATCATAATAAATCTTTTCTCTGAATTCTTCCCATTCTTCCGATGTACAAATGCCTTTAAGAACTAATTGTGTTTTGAGTGCATGGTCAAAAATTTGAGAGAACTTATTGCGAATCTTTGTGATAAACTTTTGAAACTTCAATTCATCGCGTGTTACTTCAGTAGACCTGCCGAGTCCAACTAGACCACCACCTTGCGGTTCAAGTCTTGAAAACGGAACGTTCATCGACTGTAATAGTTTTCTTTGGAAGTATTGAACATCATCCATCTGGCCCAAGTTTTGACCAGCAGGTAAAGTTGTAATTTCTGTACCTTTACCACCTTCACGGCGAGGTAGCCAGAAATCTTCCAACATAGACATATGTTTTCTATCATCACGCAATTCACCGGTGCTTGCATCATAAACCATTTTGTTACGATACTTAACCATAATATCGCGCAGATATTGTTCTGCTTTACCTTTGGGTAAATTACCAACGTCGATGTAAAATACACGGCGCTCAGGCGCACGACTAATACGGTAAATAACAACCGCATCTTCAATCATTCTTAATTGATTGAGTGGTTTGATTGCTTTATGTAAGAATGAAATGACGAAAGTATTTTTCGCATCCATCATGCCAGAGTTAACGTTAATAACAGACTCTGGTGATATTCTTAAACCTTGATTCGCTGCCGCAGTGAATGATTGAGATGTTGTACCTCTATCATTGTAGATATAGTATTCAGCAATTGACTTGATGATATCTGCACCAGTTTTTGGGTCACGACCTTTTTGTACTTCTCTTACTTTACGAATTTTACGTGGGTCGATATATCTTAACTCTTGAATGCCTTCTTTTGGATTTTGTTCGTTGACAATAACATGGTAGTAAACTCTACCATCAATATACCAGCGGCGAAAAATATCATCAGCTAAGTTTGAAAAGTTTAACATGTTTAAAACATTATTAAATTCTTCAGTGATTTTTTTCTTAATAGATTCTGGCTGTTTTAGATTGTCAAGATTAATATCTACAACTCTACCATCTTTATCGTGGCAGATTGACTCATCAACAATTTCCGTAATTGCTTGGTCACATTCTGGATGATTTGACATTTCACGATAACGTGTAATGAGTTCAAGTTCATTACGAACAGAACCTTCCAAATCAACGTATGTGCCATAGTGTGCATTCTGTGTAATCGTTACCGCACCATCATCCAACGCAGGCGTTGGAAGTGCGAACGAAGCTTGTTCAGGATTTTCTTTCTGAACAATGTCCTTTTGACCAAGAGTGAAGCCGAATAGTTTTATTGCCACAAATTTTCCTTTTTCATAATGAATAAGAGAGAGGCGATTGCCCCTCTCCGATTAAACTACTAGGTCCTCTACTGATTCCCACCATTGATATGTTAGGTTGACAGTAAATTCTTCGATAGTATCGTTAGAACCCCAGTCAACATCAATTGTGGAAACATCAGTTGGGAACAAGCCAATAAATTTATATTTCTTTAGAATATTACCAGCTTTACCATATTGACGAACTTCACCGTCAACGGAGTATCCTAGTGAAGTCGCGGCAAGAGGATTACGAACGTTTAGATTATGGCTATTGATGCCATTCATCCAGCGTTCGAATGCATTTCTAATGACAAAATCTTCGTCATTAATAATAGTAATTGACCAATCTTGGAAGGTTCTGTTACCAGCAAACTTTAATTCACGACCAAAGTATTGTACTGGTACTGAGTTAACAGTAGAACCTGGCAACTGAGCAGTCTTGCACATGAAAGACATTTTTGACTGTGCATTTCCAGGCAATGAGAATGCTGGGAAAGGTAGCGTCACTTCGAATAAATTCGGACGCGCACCGTCTCCCTGCATCTGAGAGCGGAATTCGTTAATGTTGAATGCCATTTAATTTATCTCCTATCTCTCTATTTATTAAACTCTACCGACAATTTCTTCAAACTCAACACCGGTGCGAACAGCAGTGAAGTTAAGTTGAATGAAATTGATGGAACGAGCAGGTTTAATGTAGATATCACCAACAAATTGGTTCTGGTCAATGACTTCGGCAGTGTTATTTGTCGTATCGCAAATAACACGGTAGTCATAGATACCACGACGACCTTGAACTTCTCTTAGGTAAGGTTCTACAATGTTTACGAATGCGGCGCGAGTAAATTCATCATTGAATTCGAACAATGAAGAACGTGCTGCCTTTGCAATAGACTTCTCAAGAACAATAAACAATCTACGAACGTTGATTCTATCAAATGCTTGTGGGCGATTCAACAATGTTTTATCACCATATAGAAGTGTACCTTCACCTGGGAAAGTAACAACTGGGTTAACCCCCGCTTTATAGATGCTATCGCGTTCTGCTTTTGTTGGATTCCAAGCAAGCTTAACAACGTTCTTAATGATACCGCGATTCAAACCAGCTGGTGAGAACCATGGGTCACGTTCAGCATCTGTACGAACGCATAGACCAGCAATATCACCGTTCAATGGTACCCAACGATACATGTCATTGTATTTGTCATATTGGTATTTGTAACCTGAATCCATAACTGCGTATGAAGATTTTGTCAATGCGCCAGCGGCGGCAGCAACGTCTGTTGCTTCGTCACCAAAATTATCTACAACATCTTCTCTATCTGGCGAAATAAACACTAAACAATCTTTACGAGATTCTGCAATAGAAATCAAGTAATTTGGTGTCGTAACTCCGCTTGTTGCACCTGCCATTAACAGAGATACATCGGTAGAATCTGGATTTTCAAATCTATCAAATGCTACATTTACTTGACCAGCAGTTGGTGTCGCATCCACACCACCTGTTAAAGTCGCAGTTATGTTACCTGTGATATCACCGAAATTTGCTATCGAAGAAGTAGTATTACCAAAATTGTTATTTGCGTGGCCACCCCACCAGATGTACTTAGATTTGTTATTAATTACATCTTTATAGTAGTTGCTAGAGCCATCAGGATTTTTTGCATCAGAAGCTTTAGAAACGTAACCAAATTTTTCAACAATGTTATTTGCTGTGCCACTAAATTTTCCAGTCACATCAATAACAACAATGTGCAATTCGTCGTTTGCGGAATTACGTGTTGAGGCATAAGTTGAAGTAGCTGGTGTTGAATCAAATTGTTCTTTATATTCCCAAGCAGAGTAGCCGTTAGCTCCTACAATAGAAACTTTGATTGAATTTCCTAAAGTTCCTGGATATTTTGCATGAAATAGAACTGCCGAGTTTGAACTATGATTTTGATAATAATCATCTTCATTTTCGATTAAAACTGCGGTACCATTGCTTCTAGCATTTAGTGCGCCAGTACCCACTGCGCGAACGACTTTAAGGTCGCTGCCGTATGCCAAGAAGTTTGCGGCAACGAAAAATACATTTGCTGAATTTGGGTCTGGTTCTGGTTTGCCGAATCTGTCAACTAATTGAACTTCATTAGAAATCGTAACGATTGTGTTCGCTGGACCCCATGAAAAATCTCCGGCAATACCACCAACAGTAGTTGCAACAGAGGGAACAACTGTTGTCAAATCTACTTCGGAGATATTAACTCCTGGTGACAATTGAAAAGCCATATTGTGTTCTCCTTATTATTTTTATAGAACTAATTCTAGTAATCTATTTATGATTTTATAAAACTGTGTTTAGGTAACCTCGGTTACGCACCGTAGTCCAAAGGTCTTGGCCATCAGACTCTCTTTCTTCTTCTAAACCATCATTTAATTCACCAATAGGTAGCATTTCTTCCTCCAATTGAAGATTTCTTTCATCCAAAAGTCTCTGTCTTACATCAGAATCCGTTATTTCTTTGAAATAACTTTGCGCTGTTAGCCAAGAAAACAGCACCAATGTCATCACAATGTCGTCGTTATTGCCTTCTTCTGCTTTGTAAGTATCTTTATCTCTAACAAATGTATTAAATTCAGCTATTGTATCGAAATCATTTGTTATTAATTTGTCAGTTTCTATCAGAGTTTTAAGGTTGGCGCAGCCAATTTTCTTGACTGACTTTGATGTTTTAACACCATAAGCGGCACCTTTTTTGAAACCAGATGCAATATGTTGACCTTTAATTTCATGATGTTCGATACGAAAAATGTTTTCATACTCTAATTCATAATGTAGAATATCAACCACTTGTTGGCCAACGCTTTGGGTTTCCACCAAAACGAAAGCTCGGTTGTATTTTGTTGCGAGGTTATACAGGTATGTAGGAAATATCAAAGGTGACGTTTTATTATCTCTAAACTTGGCTACATGTTTATATGGAAGTTCCGTTACGTCCACGATAGAGCAGACTGTATGGTCCAAACCAACACCTTCAGCACAATCTACAATAGCAATGTACGTGTGACCAGGTTTAGGTTGTTCATAAATCTGTATAAATTCTTCTGTATAGACTGGATTACTGAAAGTCAACATCTTCAGTTTTGTGCCAGGTATTAGTGTAGATGAAGAACCGATAAACTCACATTCAAACTCTTGTCTGAATTGTTCTTCGCTGGTGTTTCGTATGGTTTCTTCGCGCCATTGTTCATCGCGTCCTGGTACCATAGACCAGTGAACTTCAAAAGGTGAATACAGAGAGCGTTTTTCAACTGCATCGGTCCACAACTTATAGAACTGATTCAAACCATGAGGTGTTGAAACAATAATAACCTTTGTCGTTTTACCTGATGAAATAACCGGGTAAGTAGATGTGAAGAACTCGGCAGCAATGTTTTGTGGAACGAAAGCAAATTCGTCCAAGAAAACTAGGTTGTATGTTCCACCACGAACACCAGATGCATTTGTTGCATATGCAGAGATTTCAGAACCATTTTCTAATTGAATATTACCTTTGTTCCACTCTAGAATGCCTTGTTGCATCCAGATTGGAAGATATTCATATGCATACTTGATTCTACCCAAAATATCTCTAGCTAAGTCACCTTTGTTTGCTAAGATAGCAATCTTGTAGTCATCATTAAAGAGAACGCACCACAGCATGTAACCTGCAACCGTGGTTGTTTTACCAACCTGTCGAGGCATCTTAGAGATTGAGAAACGATTGATGTGGAAACCCTTAACCATTTCCTCCTGGAAGGGCCACATATTGAATGGAACAAGACCGTGGTCAACGTTGACGATTTTTACATACGTCTTAATAAAATAAACCGGGTCTTTAATGCACTTAGTAATCTCAATTAATTGTTCTTGTGTATATTCAAACTCAACACCAGAACGTTTTAATTTTGGATTACCGTTATAACCACCTATACTCATTATTTGCTAATACTTTTTAGCATCCAGTCATGCTTCTTATGTGCATCGATTCTACCTGCAATATAATCGGCTAGACCTTGTTCATTAAAGTTATCAGCTAAACCAAATGCAGTTGTTAGTGTTTCAATAATTACTTGATTATCGGCGAGGAGTTTGCGAAACATTTCGGCTGGAACTGGAAATCCTGTTTCATCTTCAATATCGGACAACTCTTGAAAACGTGAGAAGGAGCCGGGAGCATAAGAGCCAAGGGCACGAATTTCTTCGGCTGTAGTATCGATAGAGGAGTAAACTTCTTCATAAAGCTTCCCAAAAAAATCGTGATATTGTGGAAAGTTAGGACCTTCTACGTTCCAGTGGTAGTTTTGAGCTTTGATTGTAAATGCATACGAATCAGCCAAAACCTTTTTCATTAATTCGATTAAAGTTTCCATTTAATTTTCCTGCTTAATTTGTTTTATTAAATCTCTTGTAGAACCAACAAAGACGGCTTTATCAACGTTGACAATTGTTTCTTCTCTTTTAGGAAGTAAATCGTTCTTTTTCTTTTGTAAGTCCATCAAATCTTTGTTAATGTCGGACATGTTCTTGATTAGAGTGGCAGCAACTTCAAATGCTCTTGGATGCTGAGTTGCTTTTGCTACTTGTAAAATATCATTAACTGCAATTTGCCCCTGTTGAGCTAATGTTCTAATGTTTTGTCTTGCAAAAATAAAATCATCTTCTGCTGTGGAAATTGGCACCAAATCAGAATCTTGACTATTCAATGGTTGAATATCAAATAATTTTGATAAATTTTCGTCAGTTTTCTTCATAACAATGTATACGGAAATTCTGTAATTACTTCAGTGAATCCATAATCATCTTCAGCATTAGCCGTAGGAGGGTTTGGTGTTGTAACTATTGAAATTGTTTTTAATGGATTTAAATCTACAGTGTCTACTGTGTATGTTGCGTTTGAATAATCTCCAACAAGAATATTTCCCTCATCAACCAGTTTAGATAAATCTGAAAGTACGAGTGTACCTAAAGAATTATTTGCAAAATAAAATACTGTACCAGTAATATTTCTTTCGGGTACCCTTATGGTTTCACCTGTTGTGAATACACCATTACCTGATGCCATATCAACATAAACTTTTTGGTATGTTGTATCTCTACTTTCCGAGTAGATATTGGTGTTTGCTTGTCGTATTAGACCCGCTCCACTAACAGGTGGGAAAATATAACCTTTAACGGTGAAATTTAAAGTCCAAATAATCAATCTTGTTGTGGAAAAATCACCTTCATAATCTATTTCTGGACTAACAGAATTCAGAGTAACAGGTAAATCATATTTTCTACCAATTTTTGGTATCAAATCGACAGTCACTGTAAAATCTGGAGTAAAGAACGGAAGTATTTGTTCCAATATTTGAGTTCCATCTTCCTGATTTCTCACAAAGATACTCAAATCAAATTCGAAGTTATATGGTATCGGTGAATGTTGTCCAGAAATAATGCCAGTGTCTTGATTTTTTCCAAAATTTCTACTGATAGTGTTGAATTTTCTGGTTGAATCGTAAGATAGACCAACCAAATCAAAAGAAATTCTCGGCACATAAACATTAATAGACTTGGTAAGTGTTGGGTCCGAAGCCAATCTAGTTAAATATTTTTCTTTAGCACCATAAGAAAGTGGCACACGGGTTCGTTCATACTCTGTTGTACCTGCTTTGTTATATCGGACAAGAACTATATCATTAAACATTGTACCAAAAGCAACAACTACTTTTCGTATTGTTCTATTATAAAAATGACTATTACCTAACATTATGCCTCACCAAATGGGTTTGCTTCCGTGAAATCTAGGATTCCGTCAGCCTCTGTTTCAATTCTTACATTATCTGAAATATCTTCAAATACATCATTACCAACTTGTGTCGATGTATCAAATAACAATACACTTCTCAATGTGCTACTTGTATTACCACGTACATTACCGGATGCAAAAGTTCCTTGCATACGTATAACATTTACTTGTGTGTGTGGAACATACGAATGCACAATAGCTTGTGCAGTTGCATTTACTAGTGAAGTACCTTGATATATAATTTCGCCAGGAACAAATGAACCAGTTCCTGCTGGAAATACAGATGTATTTGCAAAGAGTAGTTTTGAACGTTTATATTCGTCAAATGCTTGGTCGTCAATCTCACCGACACCAGTAGAAATAATTTCTTCACTGAATACGTACTGCTTCATTTTCAATGCGTAAACATAGACATTACCGCCACGACCTCTACCCAATGTATAGAACATTGCTTGGTCGTTTTCGTGTTCGACAAATGTTATTTCAAAAAAGTTTTGAACAAGCGGCACATAAACTAAATCACCTTCTCTAGGTCTGACCAAAGAAGTGCCTAACATTGAAAATCTTCTGCGAGACATTAATAAAGTAATTTCGTCACGAATTTCTAAACCAAATTTAGAAATGAAATCACCTTCACCATCCATGCCCGTAACGTTTTCGAGATACATTTCAATTGCAAAAGCATTACGATATTCTTTTAATGGGTCTTCACCGTAAAGCATGTCAACTTCATCACGGCTAGTTCTTGGAAGATAATAAACATCCATGCCATGAATCTGCATGGCCTCAATCACCAAATCTTCAACCAGTAATTGCTCACTGGTTATTTGGTGTTGTGGAAAATTATTAAAATAAAAATTAGTTGGCATTATTAACCCATGAAGATTTCGCTAGGCAATGATTGTGTGCTCTTAATATCTTCTTCAAGTTTTTCTAATTCTTCAGATGCTTCATCATATATTTCTTTGCCGTTTAATGTGACACCACCAGGCATTGCAATTCCACTAAACTTTTTCATGTTACTTCCCCACTGCTGTTTGATTTTTGCAGTCGCATAAGATTTCAAGAATCTGTCGTTCCAAACATCTGCATAGCCAGAAATTGTAGCTGTCTGTGCTGTTTGTGTTGAAGTATATGCTGAAGTTACATTTAATGATGTATCGCTTGTAATATTAACAACTCTCTTTGTCTGTGAGTTGATAGTGATTTCATCATTAATGGAAACTTCTTGTGAGAATACGGTGTTTGTACCGGTAACGACATTAGAAGAACCACTTATTGCTGTAGTTCCAGTTAAAGTGATTGTATCTGGTGAAACTACTCGATAACATTCGATGATAACCCAATCACCAACATCAACATCTCTTGTCCAATCAATGTCTAGGTGCAAACGATTCATCTTTCTATTGAATCTAATTTGTGGTGTGCCAGAGAAAAGCAAGTTAAGTGTTCGAATGTGTTGCATTGTGATTTCGTATGACACATAAGAAACAGATGTGAAGTCATATAAGTCATGCAGGCGCAATTGATAGCGCAAATCAAACATGTTTACTGATGAGCTTGACTGGTCAAAGGGCATAATACCAGTAATAAACATGACAGCATCTGGACAATAAATCCATTGTCTATCAATATCTTCTTGTTTTATCTGGTGTTTGAGGTACATTTGTTGTGTACCATCGTAGTGATAGTCGTAGAAGAAATTCAATGCGTCATCGATTCTATCGTCTACTTGGTCGTCATCCACATTTATCTGGATAACTGGGTGACCCAATTTGCGTAAGCAATAGTCTTTGAATTCTGCTCTAGTTGTAGGTTTGGCCATATAAAATACCCATAGTTTTATGAGTTATTTATATCTTCAAAGGACCGGGTAACCTAGGCATATTGTCTTTAATTGCTACCAACCAAGCGGTTGTGACACAAACATTTAAGTTTCTTAACCATTCATTTGGAAACCAGGTTTCTCTACGGTATTCTTGGAAACGAATATCTTTATTTTCTATAAAATTGGCAAGATAAGAATCTGTATAATACAAGAAACTATTTTCGTTCCAGTAACTTACATGTGTGGGGTCCTGAAATGCTCCTCGTCCATCTGTGCTTGGAACTTCAATGAATGCCCAACCTCCTGGAGCCAAAACCCTATGTATTTCAGACATTATTTTTGTCTTATCTTGCAAGTGTTCAAGTATATGACTTGCATTTAAAACACCAACCACATTATCTGGTAAAGGTATTCCATGATTCAAATCAAATATAATATCTGCATCTTCTCTAAGGTCAATTGTATTATAACCGGGAAAAGGATTTAATCCACCACCAATATCAACACACATCAACTTTTTATCCATCGCATCTTTTTCAGCTAATGCTCTAGCATATTGATTAAATAGTTCAACCGTTTTTACTTGAATTGCCGCGTTTCTTTCAAGAAAAGTATTTTCTCCAGTGATTCTGTATATGTAAAGAACTTTTGGAATCAAAACCATTTTACTTTTTAAATAAGTTTTTATGCACAATTCGTGGTCGTCACAGATATCAAGTTCTGGATTATGACCACCAATTTCTTTATAAACGGTTGTTCTCCAAGAACGAACATGGTCCGGAGCATACCAAATATAACCTAAACTGTGGCTTGTCGGTTCAAAACTATGCATTGCATATAATTCTTTACCTTTCCAATTAAACATTCTATACTTCCAACCATAAGATGCATTGTATGGAACGAATTGGTCTTTCATGTGAAGTATTGCACCATCACTATAAACAAATCCCACTTCGGAGTCTTGATAAGCTTTAGCGAGTTCTTCTAAACAATCAGGCGTAATTAAGTCATCGTGGTCGACTTCAACTAAAACATCACCTGTGCCTAAATTGAAAGCTTTGTTTTTGATTGTGCCAATTCTTTTTTCACCATCATTTACATACGAAACAACAACTCTTTTATCATTTCTAATCGCTTCAGGTAGATGTTGTGGACTACACTTGTTGTTTAAATACAACACCCATTCCCAATTACTGTAGGTTTGAGCGACTATAGTTTCATATAATTCCATTAAAAACGGAATATTATTTGGGTCATGTTCAGGAGTAATAATGCTAAATTTCATAATCAATCAAAGAAAAAGAGTTGAACAAGTCTACCATCTTCCATATTCTGACCAAAGTATGGTCCGGCGGAATGTATAGACTGTGCATCCATAATAACTAATCTATTGTATATATTGGCAGCAGAATCGACAACATCAAATTTTGTGCTATCATAAAATCCACTATTAAAGGAAAAATCTATACCTTCTTCCGTCTTATGTCTGAGTCCGGTTATTTTTGACCTATGTAATCTTGTACCACTTTCAATCGGTGCATTTGGTGTTAGATAAATCATTGCTGCCCACTTTTGCATATCATAATGATAAACTTGTGGGTCTTTTGAGGTTGTTACCTGAAAACATCCATTTGGGCTTCCTTCACCCCATTCTTTAATAGATTCACCGATAATATTCTCAAATGCTTGTTTAATTCCTCTAGGAGAATATGAATTAACAGTTCTCAACCCTTTATACCAACGAATATCTTCTTTGAATTCCTGTTGCAATGCAAAGTTTCTTATTTCATCTGGGTTACTATAAAAGTTATCTACGACAAAAAGTTTTTTGCTTTTATTTAAATTGATATAAAAATGCAATTCTTTGTCTTTTGGTTTTTGTTTACTCTTGGCGAACTCATGTAAATTCTGAACTCTCAGCAAAGGGCTATCATGGTATAATGCACTATCAATAAAATTACAATATTTTGGAAAAGGGTTTGTTCTTTCCGGCTGCATCATCTTAGATGTTACTTCTAACATCTTTTCGAAATCATTTTTAGTTTTATATATTTCGGCTAACGCAAATAGATGGTCGTTTCTCTCAGGCGCAAATTGTTCAGACATGTAATATGAAGTGATTGCAGAATTGATTTCGCCTAAAAATCTATAACACTCACCAGCATAGTTCAATGACAAATAATTAGTTTCATCTATTTCTACTTTACCATTCCTTATTTTCTGAATATATTTTAC